TCCTTTCTTGAAAATAAAATTGTTAATATATAGAAAAACATTTTCATGCTTTACTACCAAAATTCATAAATAAATCTGTCAGCTCTGCAATACCTGATGAATTGAGTTCCGTTTGCTTTTTTACAGCAGCTAGCTCTGCCGCATCTGTCATAGGTGTAGAATGTGACACAGCAATATGTTCTTTTTTGCTTGTATCTATACTATCAATGACATTACCGTCAGGAATTTCAAATGTTCCTATTTTGATAGTTTCTATATCGGACTGTTCAGATACTGTAGATACTATAGTTCCATCAGGTTTGTAAAAAACTGTATATTTCATAAACTATATCCTTTCTTATAAGATTAGAAACTAAATGACACCGAACTATGGGCATAAATGGTGACCATAATATTAGTAACTCCTAATATTTGATTAGGTCCGTGATGAACTAGACTTATATTTCCTGCTCCATCCCTTATAATTTCAATCTGTACAGGTACATTTCGTACATACGTTCCAATAAGATTACTGTCGTTTTTACTTACAGGTATTCTCCCAATAAGATATCTGCCGTTACCCATATCTCTACGGACAAATCCGTCATAAACATCATCTCCTACAAGATATACTGCGAAAAACACAGTTTGACTTCCAGAATAAGCATTACCTAAAGAAATAACCTGTTCACGATTAGACATATCGATTCCTAAACTTGCTGTAACCGTATGCTCGGTAACGTGGTCTACGAAGTTTCTTGTACCTGTAACGCCATTGATGTTGATACCGGAAACAACGTTCTGAGGATATAGGTTTGGACTTGGTACGAAAGCATAGTTAGCACCTGCTATAACTTGACCGTTTGCTATTTTTACAACTATTCCACGACCTCTACCAGCGTAAGTATCATCCCATACAAAGCCTTCATTATTCACAGCACTTATAACGTCACCTGTATGGCATACCCAATAGGGGATAGTACCTTGAATACCTAATAAGTTTAAATCATTGGGCATCTTATCGGCTCTGATACCTAAAGCACTGGCTAAATCTCCATAATTAACTTCTACGATAGGAGAATATTGCCCGGAGTTTGTATAATATCCTTGTGGAAACCGGAATCCGAACCTTTTGGGAGTAGTCCAATGAATGTCGACAATTTCAGTTGTCATATTTTCATTTGGATGAACTGGTATTTGTCCATTAGCACCGGCTATATTATATCCCTGAAGCATTTTCGAACCGTCTATACCGAACAGATTCTTAAGTTGATCATAAGTTACATAAACATAAGCTTCATGGGTATGACCTTGAGGGTCTGTCCAAGGTGCTCTGTGGTACCAACCATTTTTGAATAGTACATATAATCTTCCATTATTGTCTTCCCTAAGCTGATAATAGCTTACACCCGCACTTTCTCCTCGGTCTGGTATCTGCCCTTGTTCAGTTAGCGTTGTTACAGTATTTATTGTAAGTTCAGGGTGATAATTGATAGCATTTTTAATTAATTGCCTAGGAATCCTTATCCAAGGTTCCCAGCTTTGAGACCTATCAGCATTGTAATATCTCACATAAGCTGACTCAGGTATCCTTGTCACATAAGAATCTTTACTATGGTCGTTATAGTACCAGAATTCCTGTCTAGAATCGGTATCTGAAGTAACTGGAAAACTACCTTCTATTACCTCATCATTGCTATCAGAAGTAATTGTGTTATACCCTTTTAATACCTGATGTCTTTTCGCCGTTACATCTTCAGAAGAAACCCCACTGATTCCACCACTTTTCAACATAGCATCAGCCATTCCATACCCCCTTTACTGAAAGTAAAATATCTTGAGCCGGTTTCTTTCTGAAGCATATAACATTCATATACCCATCAAAAGTTTTAATCTTATCTATACACGAATATGATTTCCACGCACCTTTTATGGTGTTTGGATCTGTAACACCATCAATAATCGTATGCGATACTTCAGGTCTATCAGTTGCTTTCATATCCGGAATATCAATTCGCAAAGTATATGGTGCAGTTTGTGTAAAATGGTTTGCTACCATCCAAACATCTATCACATTATTCGACCTGTCTATAACCCTACCCAATCGAGTTGCATCAGAGTTATTTAACAAATTCTTAATCTGTTCAAACCAAGATATAAATTCTCTCTTTTTCTGATTATTCCAGTCATTAAATTGAGATGTCCACTGAGCTACAACATTGTCAATATTTTGAGTTTGAAGTATACCTGTTATATATGGACATCCGCTTGTTCCTACAGTGTTTGTAATGTATGATTGGTTGAATGATTGTGTGTTAGGTGACCTGTAAATATAACACAGAGGGTATTGATTTACCAATCTACTTTTAACCATTGCAGGCCATTGTGGAGTTCTTGAGGCTTCACCTTGAATGACTTTTATTGTGCCTGCTCGCACGCCCTGTTCGTGATTGATTTCTATAGCAACTGCATCTATCCTGTCAAGTAAAACATTTGAATCCGGCATAGTTATTCTCAAAACCGAATCATTAAAAATCCAACAATGATTAAACCAAGCTCTGCCTACCTCGACCGTTATATCATTACCTCCGATAGACTGAACGAAGAAAGCTCTTCCTATATTTTGAAACACACCATCTGTGACAATGCCATCAAAAATAGAAGACATCTGTTCGGCATTATATTTTCTATCGCCATTAACAGAGTCGAAAAAACCACTTGTAACGCTCATAACATCCCTCCTTTCTTTTAATTAATAGTTTGGAGCGTAGGATATATAAAAAAACCTTCGCCACTATACGAAATAACAGCTTCTGTAATCCTTGCTCCTGTTTTGTAGCCATATGCATTCTCAATTTGTACTATATCGCCTATTTTATAGTCTTTTCCGTATACAAATAATTGTGAAGATTCTATCTTACCCTCAAAATTCATACCAACTTTTTTTTCAACCAGTTTTAAAAGTCCTCTTTGTGTGAGTAATTTGTTATACTCATCTAAAGATAATGAATGTTCACCGTCAATTCTGCTGGTTATATCCCTCGCATCAACAAACATTTCTCTACGATTTATTCCATCTAGTGGTGCTTTAACCTCCATATATCTTCTTTCAGAGCCTTCACCTTCACCACCTATTAATGCTGCTGTTTTGAAAGGTGACACGTCTTCCATAAAATTTGAATTTAGCATATTGTCGAAGTTTGGAGAGAATATGATATATGGATTAACCAATTGATTCTCAGAATGGTCTAAACCGTTATATAAAAAAAATACAAGTGCATTATTCTCTAAAACCATTTTGAAACCTAGATTAAGTGACTTAGTAATTTTCGAGATAGTTTCATATAATCCATCGCCAGTACACTGCAAGTCAACTCGTAATGATGATATGTATGTATCATTTGCAGTTTTGTACGCTATAATAGGTATCTTTCTCTCATCAGAGGCTTCACCACCTAGGCATATGTTAAGCATTTTGAAAATTACTTCCTCAACATTTCCATGGAAATTAACCTGCCCCCATATTATTCTCCTATCTAAAATAGATTCAACAGAGCGTCCGCTTATTATCATTGTATCTCCTGCTTCAGGCTCTGATTTTATTTGAATCTTTTCTATAATCATTACGTGCTCGGACTTATCACATATAATGTAGTCCCCTATATGAAAAACGGACAAATAATATGCGTTTGCTGGCACACTTACTTCAAAGTCACCGCACATATTATATCTGTCCGTCCATATAATAGACATATACGTATCAATAACTGCTTCCGGAATTAACTGTTTATTTAAAATTTTAATGTCCATTACACACCCTCATACAGTATTTTATTTTCAACTTTAAACTGAAGACCTTCTACACCAGATGTAGCTGTGAATGCATAAATATTATCGCCTTTATATATTCGTAGCCATTCGGAACCAGCATCAAGAGAGCCGAGAATGTTATAAATATGCCCGTCCCTTATCAAATATATAGATTTCATACCTCTTTCGGTTCGTATAATAATATCGTCAAGTGTATTAAATGCCGTGCTATTTATTAGCCTTGCTGCTTTCTGCGAATTTAATACCATTCTCTGTCTAGTATTAATATTCCATATTGTTATATCTCCAACAGGACCAACACAGTGAATGTATATGTTAATACCAACATCTGAATCCCCAGAGTATGAGATTACATTTTCTGTACGATTTTGTATTTCGCTCATTATAAGTAACGGCTCTGTTAAAGACTCATTACTAAATGGAAATTCAAACGAGGGTTCTATGCCGGAAAATATAGTATAGTTAAGATTCTCTGCATAAAAATAAGGATTAGGGCATATTATTGAAATATTTGTGCCCTCTTCCTTACTAAATATGTCTGGTTCATTTGACTCGACATAACCCACTATCTGCAATTCTCTATTATCAGTTTTTACTATAAATGTGAGTTCTTTCTTTATAGGAAAGTATTTATACACTTTTTGTCTTATTGTCTCTATGTCTTCCCCAAAGAACTGTAGCGAAATATTAATATTTCTTGATGATAGTCTTGCCGAATTGAATATTCCGCCATCAGTAGTAATTATGTCGGTAATATTAACATTAGCTTTAACTGGACCAAGACCATCTATCTTACGTACTATGAAACCGGACAGTTCAGGTTTATCAAGTACCATATCAATTCGTTCGTTACGATAGTTTATTACACTTATACTCCTTATCATATAACTGATGCCCTTTCTATACTCGCAAACTGATTTCTGGTTTGTCTGTATATATCTATCCTAGATAAAGCTTTTGGCGAGTAATTATTCTGTGTAAACTGATAAACATTTCCATTTGCTGTTCCATATCCATTTTGACTTACTGTATTATTTCCGCTCATAGATGCATTTATTTGATATGCTTTGTCTTTTGACATTAGCGAGTTAATCGTTCGCACACCAACTTTTACATTAGACAAATCTATTACTGGGGTTATTGTCGGTGTTAGATCCATATCTCCGTTTATAACATCCGATAGTTTACTAACCGCATAGTTCATACCATCAATGGATGACTTGCCTAATGCTCTACCGGCATCGCTTGATAAACTAAGATTATCATTTATTGAATTTGCAAAGCCTGCAACTACGAATTCGCCTATCTCATAGAATTTTCTTGATGGCGAATTAATATCTAACTCGTCTCTGGCGGCTTCATTTGCAGCTCTAGCCATTTCTCTAGCCGCTTCTCTTACTTCTCTAGCGTTTTCTCTAATACCTTTAGCAAAACCCGATACAAGATAAGCACCAATTTCCACAGTATCATTATGATTTTCTTTTGCTCCCTTTATAAATTCATTAACAATATTTTTTCCAGCTGAATTAAATTCTCCATATAAAGATTTTATACTGTTAAGCATATCTTTTAATAAAGTGGATATAGTGCTTTTGGCTTCTTCTGTCTTTGACTTCATTCCGGTGTTCATATTAGATATAATAGTCCGTCCAGAAACTTCAAACTCTAAATATTTATCTTTTATGGATTCAAGTGATTTTTGTATTATATCTTTCATAAGATTTAACATTTCACTTTTTTTATTATATACACCTGATATAACCTTAGCCATCATTTCGCTTCCTGAAGTATAAAATTCCTGAAATTTGTTTCTAATATTAGACAACAATGTGGTTAATAGATTATTCATTGTATTACTTGATTGAGGGATATTATTAGAAATTGCCAGCGTTATTGAGTTCATCATTTCTGTAGCAGACGATGATACACTCGGAGCTTTTGACTTTATCCCAGTTATGAGAGCATCTATCAAGCTAGCTCCGTTTGTTTGAACTACCGGGAACTTGTTAGATATTGCAATCGTTGCGTGGTCTACCATACCACTAGCTGCTTCCATTACTCTTGGAGTAGCATTTGTGAATTGTGATATAAAACCATCAACACTATTTTTACCAAGTTCTTGGAGAGCTTTGCCAAAGCCAGACAAAGATGTCGTATCCATACCACTAGCGTTTTTGCCTAACTCTATCAACTTACCAAATTCTGTTGTAGCTGATGATAGAATATAAACATCAATGCCTTTAATATTTTCATAGTATGATGCAAAAGACTTTCCAAAACTAGCCAAGTTATCGCCAAAAGCTTTCATATCACTTTTACCACCGAATAACTCGGTTAATACTCCACCACTAGCGGGCAACTTGTGAGCCAGCTCAGCCATAGCGGATGCAGCATTTGCAGAATTTTGTACAACCCCTGCATCAAGACCAGATACATTAGACGCATATTCAGTGATACTCTTTCCGAATGGTTTCAATTCCTCAGCAAACTTAGCTAAGGAGTTTTCTCCAACCCAGTATCCTAATACACCACCTGAATTTGGTAATTTTTCAGCCATAACTGCTAGAGATTCCGCTGCTGTTGCTGAATTTACTACCGCATTTGTATCTATACCACTAACATTTAGCGAATACTCTTTCATTGATGAACCGAAAGGTATAAGTCCTTCTGCAAACTTTGCTAATGAATTATCACCAACCCAATACGCCAGTACGCCTCCTTCATTAGGAAGCTTTTGTGCCATTGTTGCTAGTGCTTCTGCGGCTGTTGCGGATTCAACTATTAGATTAGAATTGAGCCCTGCTATACTATCGGAATATGATTTCATAGCAGGTCCGAATTTAGCTAACTCCTCTCCGAATTGAGAAAGAGCTGAACCTCCTGTGATAAATCTAGCTATACCATCTAATAACGCTGCCGTGGTGAATGTCGCTACAACTTCAGCAAGTATTTTGACACCCTCTAAAGATTTGGCATCAATTTTTGATGATTCGTCTATAAAAGGCTTTAGATGGTTCATAAAGTTTGTTAAATTATCTGCTACTGTAACTAGAGAATCTGTAACGCCCTCAAATATACCACCGATAAAACCTCCAACAAACTTACCTATGGCGTTTCCTAGCTGTTCAAGGAGTTTACCACCTTCTCCTACTAACCAGCTTAATCCCGGAAGCTGCGCAAAAGCACCTATAGCTGCTACAACTAATGTAAGTTCTGCTATAAAAGCCGCCATACCTAATAGCCCTATCATCGCCTGAGGTATCATAGCTGATACTGCTGCAAGTGCTGCTATCAAAGCTGTCACAAATGCTGCACCTGCTATGGCTTTCACTAATCCGGAAGTATCCATTTTCATAACTGCATCTGCTATTGCCGTATAAAAATTGGTTATCAACGTTATTGCTGCATCTACTAACTCTGGTATCCTCTTAGCTACTCCATTAATGACTTCTATTAAAAATGTCATTATTGAATCTATTATAGATGGTGCATATTTAACCAATGCTTTTAATATTTCGTCTATGAGCTTGAGCAGCCCGTCAACCATTTCAGGTATTGCTTCCTCTAAGATTTTTATAGCCTCTAAAAGCATAGTCTTTAATGCCTGACCAATAACTACAATATTATCTGCTAATCCTTTAACAAACATCGCTATACCTTCAGCAAGTTTTACAGCCAAATATGGTATAGAGCCTATTATTGCATCGGTCATCATTTTGACTCTTGTTATAAATGCTGTCGTTGATACCGTAGAAGCTGCTGCCATTGCTGTCATAGCCACAGACATTTGCATCATTCCAGCACTAGCCGCCAATAAACCTGCGCCCATAGCCAGTACACCAATATTGAATATCGCAAAAGCTGCTGATAACGCAAGTATAACTGGAGTTAGTGGGGCTAACGCTAAGCCAGCCAAACCAAATATGACAAATGAACCAGCTAAAGCTCCTAAAGCCACTGCAATTCCTTGCACAGGTATTTTACTAAGTAATACCAATGCAGGAGTAAGTAAACCTATAGCTACAGCCGCACCCATCATTGCCGCTACTCCACCCATAGAGCCACTCATTGCCTTTATACCTAAAGCTATAATACCTAATGCACCACCAATAGCTATCAAACTTTTAGCAAGCCCTTCCCAAGACATTGCTGAACTTTTAGTTAAAGCAATTGTTAGCATATTTAGAGCTTGCGACATTGCTATCATTCCGATACCTATAACAGGCATATTTGCAGGCATAAGTCTTACTGCCAACGTTACAGCTGTCAATGAACCAGCCAAAGCTGTAAGGCCAATACCTACTTGTTCCAAACTCATTGCCCCGAGTTCTTTAACAACTACAGATAATGTTTTTAGCGATTGAGATAAGATTACCATACCAGCACCGACCGCTATCATATTTTTACTACCACTTGCCAGTTTTGTGAATATGGTGAGCTCCGCTAAAAGTATTCCTATAGATGATAAGCTCTTAACAAGTTCGTCAACACTAAACTCGCCGAATGTTTTTGCCGCTTTTGCAAGTTCTTTTATTGCCTGAGATAATATTAAAATTCCTGTTGCGCTAGCCATAGTTTTAGTACTTTTGTTACCAAAATTAAGGAATAATGCTATTTCACCGATAAGAACCGTTACTCCTGTAAGACCCTTTGCAAGACCTTCCCAACTAAGCTGAGCAATATTGATACAGGCATCACCGAGCATCTTTATCGCCTGAGCAAAGATAACCATTCCGCCAGCACCTTTTATCATTGCATTTTGATTGAGACTCATCAGCATTGCTGCCCCAACCAAATCACCCATCAAAACGGTTATTCCGGTTAAACCAATAGCCATTTGTTGCAGGTTTAAGTCTCCAATCTTCTTTAAAGCGCCGGCTAGTATTGTGACCGCAGTAGCCATTAGTATCATTGATGAATATGTTTTAACATTCGATATACCACCAAATTTATTAAATAGTAACATCATTGCAGACAAATCACCCATTAAACCGGTTATTCCTGCTAGAGCTACGGCCATCTTATCTGCCGGTATATTAGATATGACTAGCAAAGCACCTGCTAATATGCCTATAGCGGTAGCGATACTAACTAAAGTCTTCGCTTTTAACTGGTTTTGATATGCTTGCAACGCACCTCTTACACTGTTCAATATATTGGTTATTTGAGTAGCAAAATTTGCTGCATTGCTTGCTATACTTGTAAAACCATCTATGAATTTTATTATCTTTACAAGTAACCCACCAGCAAGGAAACTCTCAACCATAGAAAATATGTTGTCGAAATTTCCTGTCATTAAAGAATTGAATACTTTTCCAAAACCTTCTCCTATTGCTGGTATAACTTTATTTATTATTCCACTACCTATTTTGACAAATCCGTTACCGATTTTCTCAAGAGATTTTTCAATACCACTCTTATCGAGTTTATCACGCATTTTGGATACTGCATCACCAAATGTAGCACCCATACTGGTAGAGCCTTTTACAACATCACCGATTTTATCTACTACTCCTTTTAAGCCTTTACCTATAACGTCAAGGGCAGGAAAAGCAAACCTATCTAATAAAATACTCTGTAGATGTTTCAGACCTGTTCCGAATAGTTCGATAAGTTTTATAATGGCATTTACTGTTGTTGATATTACTTTGTTCTCGTTGATAAAATTTCTGAAAGCCGTTACAGCATCGCCAATTCTAGCAGTTATACCAAGAAATCCTCCAGTTAAACCCAGCATATTCCCCGCTAATGTAACAAATATTTTGGCTACTCCACCAGCAACCTGACCTACTATATCAAATACAGAAAATATACCTTGAAATGTTCTTTTGAGTTTATCTGCTGTTTCATCCGATATTTTAAGATGTGATGTAAACTCTCTAAAATTTCTAGATATACTCACCAGATTAGCCCCAAGTTTTGTTGCAGTACTCGGAGGGAATATATTTTCAAATGCGTCTTTGACAGGCTTTATCATAGACATTAGTGATTGGAATAGGTTTCCAAACCCTTGTAGCATCGCATCTCTACCGCCAAGATTTTTCCAAGCTTGTAACATTCCGTTTCTAGCGTCTGATGTTTTTGCTATAAAACCACCAATAGCATCCCCGAGTTTCGTCCATAATGCAGAGGCCTCATTGAAATCACCAAATATTAACTCGAAAGTTTGTGCCCAACCCGAACCAACTGCCTCTTTCAATGTGTCCATAAGCATTGTGAAGGTTTTGATTTTGGTGGCTGCTTCCATTGCCTTCTTACCAATCTCAGTATTCTCATCGGCATAATCTTTCAATGTTTGAGTTAATACTTTTGTTGTCATCCATTGGTAACTTAATGAATCATTGAAATTTTTTGTGGCACTGATAGTATCGCCCATTGTTTTGCCATTGGAATTGGTGGACAAAACTTTATACATACCGTCTGCTGTTTTCTCAACAGTACCAACTGCAACTGCGGTCTCAAGCAATTTATTTTTAAATTCTACAGTTGCCATATTGGCGTTCTCTATAGATTTCCAGTCTATCAGCTTTACATATCCTGCCGATAAAGCCTGTGAGAAGTTATACATTGCTCTACTTGCTTCTTGAGCATTTGCTCCTGATACAGCTGCTTCATTGCTAACACCTTTTATTGCCATTACAGCGGTTTCCAAATCAACGCCTGCATTTGTAAACTTACCGATGTTACTTGTCATATCTTTAAAGGAGTATATTGTCTTATCCGAATAGGTATTCAAATCTGCAAGATATTTATTGACTGTTTCAAGACTAGCTCCTGTACTGGCCATAATCGTTTGTACACTGCCCATTTTGAGCTCGTACTCTCTAAAACCATCGGTTATTGGTTGCACAGTCAAAGACGACACTAAATGTTTTCCAGTATTTATTACCGAATTAGTGATATTAGATAATGCTGTCATTGCTATAGTTTGTAATGCAGAAAATTTAACTTTAATACCCTCTACTGAGGAACCGAACGCTTCGAAACCTCTAGCAGCTCCACTCATATTCAGACCGTTTTTTAATCTATCTATAGAATTTATCGAAGTGTTTATGTTTCTTTCAAAGTCCTCATTTCTAAACTGCATTTCTACAACTCTTTGGTCTATTGTAGAAGCCATTATTCAATCACCTCCTTCCAAGCGTTATTTAGTATTTCATCAAACACATCTTTTACAGCTGGGTTAATATAATCTTTACCCTCTACGTATCCGCCACCTCTTGTTGCGTGGCCATATTGTAAAATAATAGCTATAGGGACACCATTTTGAATATTTGAATTGTAGAATCCTATTCTTACTCTTTCATTATTCTTGGAGACTTTATAATACCAACTACTTGCAGTAAGCCCTGTGTCATAAGGAGTCGCAGATTTTAGAGCTTCAACCCCTGCTTCACCATATTTATCAAAGCTAATATTTTTAATGACATTTTTAGTCTTTTTAAAATATTTAGTGGTATTGCTAAAATCCCCCTTATGTTTGAAACTTATCATTTACTCTATTATTTCCCAATTCTTTCTATCAGGAGTATCGGTATCTTTTGTTTTATCCCATTCTCCTTTTTCATTAACAAAGTTATATGTGCCGTCTCCTTTTATATAGGCGTTTGTTACTAATGCTCCGGTTTTATCAAGGTAATAGTCTTTACCTTCTACTTTTATCCACTGACCAGACAACATTGCATAGTCATCAGGATTCAAATAATACCAACAGTCGTTGCTTATAAACCATCCAGATATAGCATATCCAGCTCCGTCAAATGCATACCATCTGTTATCAGTGAATACCCATCTATTCTTGGCGTATCCATTTCCTGTTTTAAATTTCCAACCTTCAGGCAACTTTTCCCAACCAACTTCATAATTTGCTTTATGGATTTCGCAAGCTTTATTTGCAATCCACGAAATGAATTGTTGACACCAATATGCCGGAGTATAGCCGTACCATTTCCCATATTTTGTATAGTTAGCTTTTCCTATATTAGCCAGTTTATCATCAAGAGAAGCCATACTGTTCTTTTCTATATAACCCAGCTCCTCTTTTGCTACAGAAATCATCTCATCCGAAGATGCGGTATCGTGTCCATATGCAGGACGACCAAAACCGTCAATTCTATTTCCGTTTCCTATTTCAGATAATCTAACTAAGTATGTCTTTTTTGCAACAGTCCCTCCGTTACGATTAAAATCTCTGTCCATTGTTGTATTGCCCTCAATAGTAGTTATACTAAATTGGTCGATACTAAATGGTACGACTTCAATTACCAAACCGACATGTGCTACTCTTGCTTTTTCTTTCGAATAGAAATATACTATGTCACCTTTTTTTGGTTTCTTAAAATATTGTCCGGCTTTTACAAATAAAGCTTTGCCAGAGGGTGTATACTGAGTATAATCCCCTCGTAATAGTCTCTTTCCTTCTTCAGTTTTCATATATTTTACCCTTTAGAATTCATCTTTGCTTTTCTAGCCGCATTTATTGCTGCGTTTCTAGAATATACTTCTTTTTTACTTAACTTCTTCTTTGGTTGATTTTCTAAATTACACACATTGATTAATGTTAGTAATCTATTCAAGTGCCATTTTTGGCATTCAAACGGTATGTTTAGAGCAATCATCCAATAATAAATTAACTCCGATGTCACAACTCTACCTTGATTAGTGACTTCACGTTTATACCAAGTGGCTGTCATCGGAGCTTCTATATATGCATTTATTTCGCTAATATTATCTTCGGTTAATAGCTTAAATACGCTATCATCAATATTTTGCGTTATGCACATACACTTTATATAATCTATCGACTCATCTAATGTCTTTTCTTCCTTTGATAAGAATGGTTTACAATATTTTGCTTCCCATTTTGACAAACTCACCAATGAGTGTTCGAGAGTCAACCTGTATTCTCTTGTTGTTATAAACTCCTGCCTAGATTCATCAAATAGTTCTCTAGCAGGAACTGTTATATGTAGCATACTTATACATTAGGCTTATCAATTATACTTATACCGGAAGTCTGTATGCCCTGCGGAATTATACCGTTCACAAACTCCGCAGCCTTTGTGGCATCACTAAAAAGTTCCATAAAAAGTTCTTCATAAGCTTCGGTCTGTTCAAATCCTGTACTGATTTCATCACTTTTTACGAATCTCCTGCCGTCATCACTCTTTTCGCCGTATGCTTTATGTATAATGTATTTGAAATGCCTCATCAATTCACGATTATCCTTCGATTCGATAATCTTATTAAGTTTTGCAGTGAGTCCACCTGCCTCTGACATTTCCATATCTAAAATCTCCGCTTTCGTGAGATTGAAATAGAAATCTTCAGTTCTTTCTGTTCCATTGTAATCTGTATATGTGATTGTTTTCTTTAACATAAAAATCTCCTTTTAATAAAATAAAAAGGCATAGTCAGTCGCTATGCCTTCAAAGTATTTAATTACTGCAATAGTGTTTTAACCTCATTTGGTAAAGGTAATCTGGCTGCTCCACTTTCTGTTCCATAAATAACATCCTCTAAAGCTTTTAGTTTTGCAGGTGTTACCTTTGTAGAATCAATTGTCAAAAGCGCAGTAGGCTTTAGACCTGCTACTTCTACAGGTGTTGTGGTAACACTCCAACTAAAACCTATAGCCTCCGGTGAATCGTTTACTGTGCTGTATCCCTTTTCTGATGGGGATGCTGTGCAGCCGTAAACCAAATGCAGTTTATAACCGTGGTCTGTACCCTCAACATCATTTCCGAGAAGTGTCTTATAAGCTAAACCAAAAGACTTTCTTCGCTGCTGTCCTGCATACACACCTGTCATAATTGAAGCCGATCCGTCACATTCTGAAAATTCATCCGGATATGTATATGCCTCTATAGTTAGACTTAACTCTTCGGTTGAAAATAAGTTTAAATATTTATTATTGTCTGCATACAGAGGTGTTGCCTCAGCGCCTGATGGAGACTCTGTTATATTAGTAACACCATTCCAAGCGACACCTGTAGGATATGCTCCATTTGTATCTCTAAGGTATAAAGCACACTTTTCAACACCGGTCTCGTATAATCTCTTACCTTCCTGATCCCAAATTAATACTGCCATATATTGTTTCCTTTCTTAATAAAAAATTGTAAATACATCGTGATTTAAACCATCACTTACATAGTGTCTGTCATATCTGATTCTTGACAGTTTTGAAATTTTTTGAACTATTTCACTATCCGGATTCTGGTCTATAACAATTAGTTGATATTTTTTTGCCTGCTTATATACCTCATTATTTGCTTGCGAATTTATTATATCGTCTCTCTTGTATATTATTGCAGGATATTTCATTTTGATACTTGCTGGGGGTTGAAAATAAGCATTTCGGTTCCCGAGAATAGAGCATAAAACCTCGTGTAATTCTAATCTACTGTTCATTGTATAATCCCCCAACAGTTAGAATTAGTCTAGGAAATTCAACTCTTACATCAGTTATTTTCCATTTTGAGCCCATATAAGTTATATATTTCATTTTAAAAAAGTTTTCATTAGCGTATGGGTCTGCCAAAATTGAAAACTCATTTGAAATATTTATATCGTCGTTTACTTTATCTGGAGAGGAAAGGCGTCTGGTATTCCTAACCAAATCGCCATAATAGTTCCTCTCAAATATCTGGTTTGACCAAACGCCCGGTACCGTTTCTACAGTATCCGCAAAACCTATTTGACCATAATATTTCATATCAGCTTATTCTATTAGTGACTCGATAACTATTGCTGAATAAGGCTTAATAAGTGCACCAGAACATCTCGTTTCAATTAAATATTTCTGAGCATTATAGTCGATATCAAAGTCATCAAACATATTAACAGCTCCACCCTTGTCAGCACCGACATTATAGTCTGCCAAATTCACAATAATACCCATAAGTGAGTATTCTTTACTGTCTTCTCCTGTTTTCTTATAACCCTCCATAACCGGAACAGTCACAATCTTCTTGACTCTAAGAGCTGTGGCCAATTTTTCCACAGTATCATAAATAACCCTGCCAGTGGTATCTTCAAGAAGAAGGCAATCAGTAAGAACATCCTCTGTTGTATATAACACCGGTGAACCCGAACCCTTGTATTCTTTTCTGGCCTTGATAGATTGACGGATGAAAGTCTTTGCTTTCTCGTTTGCTGTTGCAGTGGCTGAAAATTTAAGCTGCTCTCTGATGGTGTATAAACTGTCATCTGTGTAGATAGGTCTAATGTTCTGCTCATTGATCTTATCATCAGATGATGAAACTCTTCCGTCACCTACAAGGATAGCCCTAGCTATTTCCTCGTCCAGCATCAATCTCATCTCCGATTTAAGCCAAGCGACAGTGTCAAAGTCTGTAATATCAACCACATCATCTCTATCGAGTTTCTGCTTCTTGTAGATTGTGGTTGGACTGGTGGTTCTCTTAAGAAGTGTGAATACCTCATCTTTCTTCTTCTTACCCTTTATATATCCCTTTGCTCTGGCATCGTCTTCCGTGATGTTTGCAAATATAGACTTGATTCTGCTGAAAGGAGTGTGATGAACAGTGTTCATAACCTCTCCAACCCAAGACATATCTCTTTGAATAAAGCTTGGCATATTTTCAACAGTTGCTGCTTCCGGGAATAAGTAATCAATGTGGTCTATACCGTGTGCTAATACCGCATCTTTCAAACTTCCGTATCGCTTTGCGTCTGATATAATAGCCTGCATATCGCTATGGCTAAGTGTATCATTGCTGTTGTATGGGTCACCGTCAAATACATTGTGCTTCATCTTATTATCGTCCTCCTTAGATTTATCACCAATTCCGTTATCTTCAAGTATCTGCCCTATTATTGCATATACTGCTGTCTTCTGATCTTCGGTTAATGTATCAAATACATCACCTATAGTTCTATCATCTTTTACAGATTGATTTGCGTCAGCCATTTTACTGCCCTCCTTTTTTGAATCCGATTTTTCTTTTATACCGTCAGAGTGTTCCAACTCTATATCTTCTCCGAAATACATAATAGCTTCATCACACGAATCCTCGCCGTGTGATATAATGTTTTCTATATATGCTTCCGGATTTGCACCTGCCAATACCAAACTAACTTCCCTTATCTGACCGTGCATAACATTTGGCCCGTTTTGTTTTAGCTTATTGGCATATATACTTAATGACGAAATGTCGCCATGCTCAACCAAAGATTTTGCATTTTTTGCCGCATCTGTATCATTGAAAGTACAATATGCATATACCCCATCTTCTCTGTTTTCCAATACCGCATGCCCTAAAATGTTTGTAGGGTCATTATGCTGGTGATTCCAGACAAGTGGCACTTTCTGTCCATCATTACCTTTGAATGCATCTTTTCGTATTATTCGACCATCAGAGCATTGAATATTATTTCTTGTAGCCCAGCCACAGAAATCATACTTCATTTAGATTTACCTCCATTATTTTTATAATCTGTTTATTCATATGCTTGTCCATTTTGAACCGTTTGACTAATTGGCGGTTCGTTGTAACCTTTATTGATGTTTGCATTATTAAGCTCATCTGCCTTAGGATCTGAACTTGGTTTCATACCTATTATCTGTCGAACCTCATTAGATGACAGTATTTCATTCCTTGTGAATTTATCTGCCATTTCAGAAATTTCACTAACAGATACTAGCCTGAATGGGTCTTTAAACAATAAAATAGACTGCTTTTGTGTTCGAGCAGTCTTAGTAAGAAATTTTCGTTTCATCTCTTCAGCAATTGCAGTCATTATAGGCTCTATGGTTCTGTTGATATAGTTGAGCATTGTCTTTTCGTCTGCCGTTCCATCCATAATTGTCTGAGTGATACCTAACTGGCTATATAGCATACTCGTCAGGTATTCAATCTGTTTCATTAAGTTGTTCTCTACTGGACGATTCAACTGTGTAATTCTTTCAGTACCATCTGTGTAAGCGATACCGTACTTAGAACTCATTAGTTGCTCTTCTATATCTTTCCTTCTTGATTCCGCTTGAGCTTTCCTCGCTTCCGTTTTAATAATATACGGAAGTTGGATAATCAAGTCCATCTTACCAGACCCACTCTGTTCATCTATACTGTCTAAAAGATTAAGTTTTCTGATCAACCTTTGAAGTGTAGAATTTGGTTCATTCATTATTGAATAGAATGGATTTTCTATAATTGCCGTAGTAGATTTAGGAACAAAAATGTCCTCTTTATTTCCTGTTTTTTCGTTGTAAACCCTAACTTTGATAGTTGTAGGATGCCACTCTAATATCTGACCGGTTCTTAAAGAATTGATATCAAAAGAACCGTACGACCAAGGATTAATCGTAGTATCTACTGGTACTATTGCTACGCATCCATCATCCAACATACTCATAACTGCATCTTGTATAAGTGCTCTTCCTGTTTGGTCGACATTTGCAGATAAAGTCAAACATTCGTTTAGACCAGAATCTATAGTTGAAATATATCTATTATTATCATCTAACCTTACGTGATTTATATCTATGTTAGATGCATCAACAGCAATACGATTATACACTGAGGTTATTATAGATTTTTCATTTCCCCTAGATAATCTTGGTCTGTCAGGTCTATAAGTATCGCCTCTACCGAAGCTCCATTCATTTGTTGGGTCTCTGTTTAAAAATGCATTCCAAGCTTTTTTTAGCCTTGAACCTATTGATATCTCCATTTTGAATTATTCTCCTTTATAACAAAAAAGAGCTAGCATTTAGCTTAACTCTTTAAAAGATAGATTATTTATTTTTATAAGTAGATAATATCTCATTAAGTATATTATCTGTAATAACTTCATCTGGATGTATTTTTGAATACTCCATTATAGGTTTCATTATTTCCTCACGCTCTAACATTTGACTACATATCAGAGCTCTTGCATTTCCTTGTATTCTTAGAAAAACCTCTACAAATGGTATCATAGTTAATAATCTATATGTTTTATTTTTCATATATACTCCTTCAAGCTGTTTTTAATAATTATAATACTCATTTAGGATTTCCGCATCTGAAAGTTTAGTTTTTGGATGTTCTTTTTTATAAATTTCCAATACTTTATTTCGTTGTTTACTGTCTTTATAAGAATTTAATCTATCAACCGCAACTTTTCCAGCAATAGCAAATGCCGCTGTTTCTGCTGTTGCTTTGGTTACCTGTCTAATAGTATTTTTAATCGTAAACTTTTTATAGTTATCCCTTATTTCACTAACAGACAATGCACGTAAACTATTCGCTTTTACGTTATTGACTGCGTTAAAAGCAATCATCGGGTTTCTTGCCCCATATCCACTAAGATACTTATCATTTATATCAACTATTGCATTATATCCTTTAGATGAAAGCCGGTCATAAAATGCTTTATTCACGTTATTATGGTATGGTAGCGTGAAATTAAGAGCTCTATATACATCGGCATTTATATGTCCTTTTTTAATAGCCTCAACACCTTTACGCATTACTTTTATTTGTTTATCGTGTGAATTCGCATCATTCATTGATGAGTATATATCCTCTAGATGTGACCTTAAATCGTTGACATATTTTCTGTCATTAGATGTCAACTCTTTCAGAGTTTTAACTGCCGATTTTTCGGATGCAACTTTTATAGCATTTTCAACCCTATACGTTTTTTCAAACACATTAGCATTATTTCGCTTAAGAGCTGCACCATACATTCCTCTGTATGCTGTATTGTCACCACGATTCATTGAAAAATAAAACGCATCTCTCACTGCCATTGTACTGCTAGGAGAAATTCTTTGTATTACTTTGTCCGAATGTATTACTTTATCCACATTCTTATCATAGTACTTATATCCGCCATATGCAATAGCCGCAGTTATAGCTATAGCTGCCACTGCCTTGACCGCTTTTTCTGTTTTTTCTCTTTTGTAGGCTGCAATAGCTGCCTCTTGAACATTCATACCCTTTCTAAGGTATTCTTGTTGAAGTTTTTCTCTTCTCTTGCTTATTTTTGTTTCATTATTAAGTTTTTCTTTTATAAGCTCATCTTTGAGTTTTCTCTTTGCATATCTTTTAGCTTCTAAACTTTTATTGTATACGGCAGTATTATTTTCTGAAGCTTTTTTATAATATTCTTTGCGAGCTTCTTTTGATTTGTGGTTGGCAATATTATATTTGTTTTTGGCGGTTTCTATATCAACATCATATCGTTTTTTTCCTGATTTAGTTAAAGAACCATCTTCATTTTGAAATCTCCTAATACCCCAACGCTGACCACGAATACCGTGATGGTATAAGTATAAATCTCTCATCTATTCAAATACCTCTCTGTTGCATTATCAAGAAATGATATTGCTTTATCCATTGTGGTGCTAAGTTTTGATGTCACAACTGATGCAGTAGTAGCCGGTATTTCTCTCTGTATTCTTTCTCTATTATATTTGCTATACAGTTTAGCAACCGTTTTTGGAGACGGTTCCAATACTGCTGATGCTCTAACAGAAGAAACATCAAATACAATTACAGGCTGTTTTGCTTTATAACTCGAGTAAACCTTATCATTGTAATCTAGCAAGGCGTTATACCCTTTTTGTTTCATTGCGCCATAGAATTTATCTTGGACTCTTACGCTTGTAGGGTCGTGATATGTTAAAGATAAATTAAGCGCCTTATAAACTGTGAGCTTTTCTCCTTCTTTTAGTTCTTTATCTTTATCTAATAATTTTAAAGAATTCTTAAGAAGTTCTTGCTGAGCCGGTCTTCTCATTTGAGTTTTTGACTGCTGTATTGCTGTACGTAAATCGCTTTTAAAATCTTTATCAGTTAAAAGCTTATTTGTAATATCGCTTGCGTTCTCATCACTTGGCATCTTTAGCTTTTTAGTAGCTTCGATCTTTACTTGGTATACTTTTGTATTTGTTTCACCATTATCGGATGAATCCGAATCGTATTTAGCCCTTTTTATAAGGTTATTACCGAATAGTCCGAGATATTTGTTCTTGTCGTCCTGCAAATGGGTTGCATAAAATGCAAACTTTTCAAACTCCGGACTTGTTTGTATTCTAGAAAACTCTGTTCCTTTTTTTAGAATTAAATCAGTTCTTTGTTTTCCATTGATAACATACGGTAATGATTTTGATAATCTGTTTAGTTTTGAAACGTTTCCTTTATCATTATCCAACAAATTCATACGTCTCTTGCCCATAGGTGTTAAGCTTCCATCAGCGTATTGATACCTTCTAACGCCCCAGCGTTGTCCTTTTACTCCGTGATGGTATAATGATTGATTTTCCATAATTTTATTCGAATGCCTCCTTATTCGCTTTATATGATATGTACGAATCCATCAATGCGGCAACAGCATCTATTTTTTGCTCGTGTCTTTTTTTCATTAATTTTCTATTCCCGTTTGTATCTTCAAGAGTAATACAATTACCCATTGCGAAACACATCAATTCTTCATCGAATAACAACATTCTCTCCTCGGATAATTTTTTAAGTTCTCCAAGAGGAACTGATTCAGTCTTAGCTCCCTGAATAACTTTTTCTATTCCGAATGGCCCATTCTCTCTTTCCCATCGTTCAACAAATTCTCTTGCATTATACGGGTCGAAGCCGAAAGCTCTGACATCATAACCTAGCTTAATTATGTGGTCGTCTAGGTCTTCATATACCTGCATCATATCGAGAACAGTGCCATCTAAAACTATCAAACTACCTTCATCCATAAATTGGTCGTATTTTAGTCGCATAGCTCCGGGAAGTTTCATTAAAGTAAGAGATGATATATAGTTCCTTGTTTTTACACCAAAATATCCATTACTTAAAGGAAATAAAAATGTGAACGAACAAAAATCATCACCTTGAGATAAATCTGCACCCATAGCACACGGCATCTTCCAATAATCTCTTTTCTTATGAGGTATGGTCTCCTCATATGTGAAGAAATATGTATAACCTTCCATAGGTATTCCAAATCTTTTCGCTAGAATATCGTTCCTTGAGGCTGGCGCTTTTTCTGCTCTCTCCACATCAAGTTGATAAGTTTCATACTTAACTGTTTTACCTAGATTAGGATTTGCCTTTAACCACATTTCAGGGTTTCCAACTTCGTCGATACTATCTAATTTGTAATACCATATGGATACGTGAGGATTTATATATTCTCCTTTGAGTATATCCATAAGCTCCATTTTGATTGTATCGCCACTTCCGTTTCTAACAGTTCCTTCAGAACTCATTGCAATAATTAGATAATCATCTACTTTAGATGCTCCTTGCTCAAGCGCTCCTATGACATCTTCTCGTATATCACCAGACAACCACTCATCGACGGTTGCTACTTTGGCTCTTAATCCTTGAAGCTTATTTATGCTCATAGGCCTAATTTCTAGTAAAGAACCTGTTAAAAAATTTTCGACTCCTTTTTTGGTAGATGCAAGTTTCATACGATTTGCCTTAGAACCTGTGGTGTTTTGCAGCGAGCCTTCGGTTAAAAACTTATATAACGGTCCTCTCGCCCTTGTGATGGCTGTTCGAATAGGGCTCATAACCTCTTCTGATTGTTTCATAGTTGGAGCTGTTGTGATTTGATGGGTGGTACTTGTATCAACATTAAGAAAATAATTTTGTATACAACTGCCATACATTGACTTTGCTGCTCCTCTTGCCACTATCAAATATTGTTTATTAACCAAACGTTGTTTAACTCTTCTATTAACATATCGTCCGCCGTGCCCATCTTTATTTGGTTCGTATATGCTTCGTTCAACGAAATAATACCATCCAAATATTTGTTCTGCCCATATCTTGAATGTGTCTAATAAAACTAAATCCGCACCATCCGTCAGGGTTAATTCATTTTCACAATATTTAACAAATCCTTCAACTGCTTTATCATCATAATAAACTCCCGGATTATTTATCAGGTCATCTATCCTATTCATTTCCATTGCTATCTCTTTACATACCGGTATATCACCTCTCATTACTGCATTTCTAAATTCACCATAATATTTTGGTGTCGCTGTATTAGATAATGACATAAAACCTCCATTTATTTTATTTATTTTGTATGGTATACTTACCTAAAAGGAGACAAAATATGAATAACTCTATTGATATAAAGCCTATGGATATGTCCATTGATAAAACCAAATATGAAAAACTAGACATTGGCAGAAACGAAATAATCAAGATTGTAGAACCGTTTATACGACAATTACCAGATATAATACTAGATAAAGCGTATACTTTTACGTTGCCAAACAGTATGTCTGAATTGCTTAATGACATCACAGACAGTAGACATCTGCTTGTAAACTTAATAAATTCTGATGGTGCTAGCAATATACTTTCTTTAGTTAAACTTCATCCTAGTATAATGCTGTTTTCTGCTTTAGCTATAGCGTCTATCAAGATGGTTATAAAAGACCTTGACACTAAACTAAGTATCATCAGCACAAAACTAGATAAAATTTTGGAGTTTCTATACGGTGACAAAAAAGCAGAAATTATTGCTGAAATGCAATTTATTCGCTATGCATATACTAACTTCGAAAGCATCTTTAAAAATGAAACGCATAGACTTGCAACTCTTACAAACATACAAGCGTCTAAACGAATTGCTATGAAAAATATAGAATTTTATTTGGCAGATTTAGATACTTATAGTAATAAAAACACTAAGAACGATAATGAATTTAAAAAATTATCCAACGACATTCTTAGCATTAAAGATAGTCTTGAACTCTCAGTTGAGTTGTTTTTCAGTAGTAGTGTACTTGAAATATACTATTCTGATAACCATGATAAAAACTATATAGAAAATACCATAGCCGAAGTAAACTCCTATCTTGAGGAGTGCCATAGACGAAACCTAAAAGACATAGCTTTGATGGCTGGAAAATGGGAAGCTGTTTTTAACAAAGACAATAAAGGACTACCTGTTCCTTTACCAAAGCCAAAGCAGTATACTCCTAATCCATTCAATGATGTTGTAGAGTCCACATCACGAAGAGAGACAATCAACATAAGCAAGAAAATCTTAGATAACATACGAAATCCTATCAGAGAATACATTGTCACCGAGAACGGTGAAGTGTATATTCCGAAGCAATAAAAAACAGAGCGACTTTATAGTTGCTCTGAATGCTGTGATTTTATGATGCCATAGGTATTCTTTTAAATGTGTGTATATCAATTTCAAAATTATCATTGTTTTCCACATGCTCTGCGTAATCTATCATATGCATGACATAAACATATCCATCTGATTTCCTTACTGCCATATGCCCATAACTAGGATTACATTTTGTCCCGAATACAAAAGCATCACTTGTTTCTGAAAAGTTCATAATCCTATCTTTTGGATTATTACTTATATACTTATCCATTATTTCATATGCTTCTCTAGCTGTAACCATATAGTAACCTCCATCAATCATTATCAAATATGATTTTATTATACACCTCTGGTTTGGCATCTTCCACATCTATTTTTGTGAATTCTACCTCTTTAGAAGTATCAATTAATTTAAAGTACACTGATGCGTCTAATCTTGGTTCTTTTAACTGCGAATCTAAAAACTGTACTTTTCCATCTTTAATTTTCCAATTAAAAGCATGTCCTTCGTCTGCCTCACCATTTTTCATAAATCTCTTATCCCAACCAATACCTATTACTCCAACATCTCCATCTTTGTATCTCTTTAGTATATTCCTCGTTGCTCTTCCAAGGTTTTTAGTACGGTCACTATCAGGAGTAAATGTAACAACTTTAGTAGTTTTAAAATTATCTTCAATGAAATCGGTTAGACTATAGCTATTTGTTCTCGGACCAGTTTTAACATCATATCCTTTAGACCTGAAACAATAACATAGAGAGCATTCTTTGCAGTTATTGGTATATCCTCCCGGGTTGACAGCCTTAAGATTATCAATCTGTTTAACACTACCCTTGAGTCTTGGTAACTTCATTGTCAACTCACTTACTCCATTGAGGTTGGCATTTTGAAGTTTTGTCTTTCCAATTTTAGATATAGCTTTATCAACTTCAGACTTTCCTTTAGGTCTTTTGACTCCAGCTTTATTTCTGTCTTTCCTAACACCCCATCTCATTCCAAGAA